GCAAACAGGTTTTAGTTACTCGCCAATTGTTTAAAATATTATTTGGCTTTATCCACTTACCACTCTCATCGTGTACTAGCAGCAATAGCTTCTCTCCATCATAGCTGTTGTCATCTGTATTCTTCCAATCTATAGTGGTGTCCAATCCATCCATATCCTCCTCTATATTGTACATATTCTTCTTAGTGATCTTAGATGCAGGTACTCGATATGCCAACTCTGTCTTTGGTTTATCCATACCATCCATGATAGGCTTGAAGAAAAATGGCAGCTTAGAATTTATAGGAACAACCTTATCGGTAAACATCTTCTTTGCATCAGGTCCTGTCTTTGATAGTATTCCGATCCTTGAATCTCTTGCAAGGGTAGCTATATTTACACACTCTGAAGAGGACATGAATGAAAATCCACTACGCCTAATCTTTAGGTATATCATTCCAAACGCCCTAGAGTCTGCCTTTGATGCTTCCCAAAAAATATAGAGAATCCTATTAGCTTCTCTGAAGTCAGGATAACCCACATCTATGCTTGTCCATTGCAAGTACATATAGTGCGAGCCTGTGATGTATGTAGGTTTACCATTGTTCATAAACCAATGCCCATCCTCTCGCCTATCAAACTCCTCCTCTATGTAATCTACCCAAATCGATTTAAAAGAAGATGGCATTTCATTCCATTGAAATACAGACTTAATTCGTGATAGTTCTTTAGGTAACTCTGTTCGTTCCCAATATTGATCAGATTTTTGCAAGTGTCTTTTATAGCATGACTTAGGTCTTTTGGGTAGTGCTATAAATAATCCTTCAATCTTGTATATATCCCCTATCTGACCTGTCTTAGATATGACTATAACATCATAGTCTTTATTGTACCCATACTCCCATGACTTAGCAGTATTCTTTTTGCCAAGAACACCCTTTGGTATGTAATCCTCTACTACCTCATATAGTATGCTATTTAGACCTTCGTTCTGCAAATCCTGTTTTTGTTATTTTTGTATTGGAAGATTCCTCTCCTGTCAGTCTTTCCCTTTCTTCTTCTATCTTACTCAGTATCTCAAAAGCATCAAAGATTGCTAACTTTTTTGAAGCTGCTGCATTCTTGAGTCTATCTGCCGACACATCATCATCCCCTCCTGTTATTATATCTTCATTGGCAACCTTGATTAGCTGCTCTACTGCCTTGTGTCCTGCTCGTATTATCCTATTCTTTAGTTCGTCTATCTCTTTCATACTACTCCAACTATTTGGTGGTCAAACATTCTGTACATAATCTCGCCATCTACATCGAACTCATATTCACTCTCAGGTTTGAAAATAACCCTATCGCCCTTTTTAATGCCCTGTGTTGAAAGATATTTGTTTGGGTACTCCATTACACCAACCAAAGGCTCTCGTGTTAGTGGCTTAAAGATATAGCTGTCCTGTGGTGGCACAGGAGACACAAAACAGTACCTGTCATGTGGATGCCATTCTCCATCATGCTTGTACATAAAAAATTGGTCGTTATCTATAAAGAATAAATCATCCTTAAAGAATGACTTTCCACTCTGCCTTCTGCCCTTCATATCATTGTAGAACTTAAAAGCATTGTGGTGTACCAATAGTGTATCTCCAACCTTTACATCGCCTTCGTAGTTCAAAGGAACTTGAAGAACCTCTGCCTCTCTATTTGCGTACTTGTGATCTTCCTCCGATGTACTTACGATAAAATCAATTCCTCCTATAGATTTTGTATTATTATACCTCTTACCACCTACAGGTCTTACAATAAACTCATACAAAGATTTAACTTCCACAGGCTTCGCAGTTTTTTAGCGTGATTACAGCTTCGTTATCAATTGGTAGCATTTCTCCATCTATCAATCTATACAATTCAGCTCCATCCAATTCTACAAATAAATTTTCGTACTTATGAAGTTGATAATAAATCGTTGTATTCTCCATCAGCTTCCACAGTTTATACAGTCTTCAGGGTTATCTAAATTACATTTAATTACTCCTTCCTTTATTTTTTCATCCATCAAAGAAAGTCTTTCCTCGAATGTTAGTTCTTTAGATTTTACTTCTATTTTTATTTCTTTCATTTCTCCATCTGTTACAGTGAAGTGATTTCCGTTATCATCAATGAAAAGGTTATTTTCCCCTTCCACTCTTTTAAATGTTGGCATACTAAAAGTTTATGTTGTACTCAATAGATATTGGCATATTAGTATTGAAAGACTTCCAAAGGAATATCTCCCCATCTTTTAAGATGTATATAACTATATTCCCTGATCCTATTTTTAATATCTCACATATATTATACTTCCCTCCTAATACATCTTGACCTACTATATAATGCATAGCACTACCCTTGTAGTCAGGACCTATAGATATCTTTCTTATTATTCCATTCATGTGTATTAAAATTACAAAGGGAAAGGATTTTTACAACCTTCCCCCTCGATTCAAAAATCATCACGACTTACTTGACACCCTTTCTCTTTTTAATCTTCTTTTCTTTTTCAGAAACTTCCCCTGTGTTAATATTAATCACAGAGTTTTCTCCGTACTCTGCTACTAAATTAGCTTCAAGGTTAACGAACTCTAAACGAAGCGTTTCAATCTTAGGGATAATCATTGCCTTCTGAACTTCCAATTCCCCAAGCTGTAATCTAAGTTCTTGATTCTTCTTGTTTAATGCCTGCAATTCTGATAATTGCTCATCTGATAACTTTGCCATTTGTAATATATTTAATTAAGATTTATTCCTTGTCTTGTTTACTTTTTCTATAGACCTGCCACCGAAGTATGCCCCTATAACCGTAAGCAATATAAGCTGTAGTAAGGTAATCCATTCTTCTTTTATATAGAAGTCTATATTCCCACCTTCAATAAAAATAAGCAAGATTGTGGTAAAAATCAAGAATACAAGCACTAAAGGTCTAACATTCTTTGAAAGCCATGAGTCAGACTCCATATCATACTTCCACCGATCTGATACATTTTTCTGCATTTCAGACTCAGCACGAATGAATATCTCTGTCATCTCCTTCTCAAACGCATCACGCTCCTCCTTAGTTCTTATGAACCTATCAACTGCCTCTGACACTTCGCCAATGACACTTGAGCCTACACCAAATAATTTCTCTAGTATCTTTTTCATATGCAACTATATTCTTCAGTAGCATCAAAACTCGGACAAGCCTTTGCTGCAAAGTCTCTATGCCCATGAATCTTAGCTTTAGGGTAAATCTTTTTTAGTGTCTTCAATAGAAGCAGCAGTGATTCCTTTTGATCGACTGTCCTTGTATCCTTAGAGTCCTTCATATCCCTATCCATTCCACCTATGTAACACACGCCTAAAGAGTTGTCGTTGTGTCCTTTTGTATGTGCCCCCTGCATATCGTGTGGTCTTCCAAGTTCAATAGACCCATCCAACTTTATGACATAGTGATAGCCTATCATAAGCCACCCTCTTTTTCTATGCCACTTATCAATCTTTGCTGCATTGATATCAACTCCTTCGGGAGTTGCAGAGCAATGGATTATAATCTTTTCTATTGTCATTTGCTTTCGTATATACGTTCCTCTAACTTATGCAATACATCCTTTATCTCCTTGATGTCCTCTTGTATGATTTTAAGGTTTTCTTGTGTCGCCCTAACTTGATAGTCAAACTTTTCGACTGTTATATCAGGTGGAGGTAGTAGCTTCGCTTCTGCAATTTCTGCTCTTAATGAAAAGTAGACAGTCATCACAGTTGCTATTATTACTGCCACAGAACCAAAGTCTTTTATCGACAATCTAAAACTTGTATTTTTATCTAACAATGACATCGTTGTACTTATTTTAACTTACAATATAATAGCCCGACACAGCAGTACCCCTAAGTGGAGTTACTATGGTTACCTGTGTGGATGATTTACTTATTACAGAAGCATATGTTGCTTGATTACTTACAGCATCCATAGTCAATAAAACAACTTGTGGCTCATCTCCCAAGCTATGTGAAAATGTTAATTGACCATTAAACGCACCTGTCGTTCCTGAGAATGTACCTCTATCTTCTGTTACTATAGTAGGGAATGTTTGCAATGCCCCTGTTCCATCTACAAACTGACTTGTCGAACCTGCACCTGAAACAGCTAATGTTCCTGATGATGTAACAGGAGAGCCTGACACAGAAAAAGCAGCAGGCATGGTCAATGCCACACTTGTTACCGTTCCTGTAAATTGGTCTGTAGAAGCTATCGTTATTTGATCACTACTTTCTGTAAGAGATACATTTGTGCCTGCCACTAACTTTATAGATGTGTCCGTTCCCGAAGAAGCATCTAAATCTATATCAACATCACTGCCATTCTGAGCAGCAGATATAGTGTAGGTTGTGTCAGATGAAGATATACTCGCCCAAGTATTATCTCCTCTTAGATAGGTTGAACCACTCGGAGTACCTGTAGCACTAAGGTCTGCTGTGACAGTTACAGCACCATCCGTTGCAGTATTCGGTGTAAGGTCTATGAATGTACCATCCGTTGTTGTAACGGTCTCCACTATATTAGCAGGTACACTTGGAATGGTTGGGAATGTTTGCAATGCCCCTGTTCCATCAATGTACTGAGATGTTGAGCCACTACCCGATACTGACAATGTTCCCGATGAAGTTATCGGAGAGCCTGACACAGAAAAAGCTGATGGCATAGATAATGCTACGCTTGTTACTGTACCTGTGAATTGATCTGTAGAGTTTATAGTAATATTACTTCCTGAATTAGATAGAGATACATTTGTACCTGCGACTAATTTTATTGATGTATCTGTTCCTGTAGAGGCATCCAAGTCTATATCTACATCACTACCACTCTGAGTAGACCCTATAGTATAGGTTGTGTTTGTGTCTATTGCCGATATGTTTACTACCTGTGGACTGCCTGTACTTGGAGTAAGCGTAAGATTAGGACTACTAAAAGATAGTGAGTATGTTGTATCATCATCAGCAGGGAGTGCTGCCCAAGTATTATCCCCTCTCAAGTATGTACTTGAAGAAGGAGAACCTGTAGCACTTAATCCTGCTGTAACAGTTACATCCCCATCAGTTGCTGTATTTGGTGTTAAGTCTA